AGTTTTTGCGCCCCCGCACCCCCGCCCCCGTCAGGAGTAACTATAGCCCCCGGGGTCTCCCCCTGGTCGTCGGCGTCGGGGTGAAGGCGAGGCCGTAGCTTTCGCCGGGCGCGTTCGTCGCGGTCGTGCTCTGGGTTGGCGTCGCGGAGCGCCTGCATCCGGTGGCGGGTGCGGCGTCGGTTGCGCTCGGCTCGCTGGAAGTCGAGGATCCGCACAACGTTTTGACGGCTCATGCGGAAGGTCTCGGCAATTTCGGTGATGCCCGAGCCCGATGCGTGGGCGGCCCGGATAGCCTCGTCGCGTTCGGCTTGGTGTACGTGGTAGCAGGAGGCGAGAGGTAGGAGAGACCCCCGGAAGGCGGCTTGAAGCGCTCGGGCGTGTCGCTCCCCTACCTCCCTCGTCACCCAATGGTCGGCGGGAAACGGGGCGCTTGGCACGTAAAGGTGGCGGTATTGACACTTGCCAGCTAGGCGGAGGGTCGCCTCGCGCCCGATGATTTCAGCGACGACTTGAGCGGTGGGCGGGAGTGGAATGGGCATTTCCGTTGCTCGTTCCTAGTGTCCGATTTCGCCTCGTGTCGAGTTCCGTCTTGACAGGGTTTGCTACCCTAAAGACAGAGCCGCCGCTATTAACCCGGGCCCGTGCTCGCTCATTGCGCGCCCCCCTCCTTGCGGCGCAACTGTAATATCTGCCGACCTGGCATGGCGATGAATTGGAACTCCGGCAATTTCAGTTTCAATCATGGGTTGGGGTGGTTTGTGGCGGTCGATTAAAACGGGATTTCGTCGTCGTCGGTGTCCATCGGCGCGGGCCGTGGCGCTGGGTTTGGCCTCCTGCGCTCTTCGTTGTCGGGGCGCGGAGCTGACGATTGCCCGCCCTGATCGGCTTGGCCCTTCGGCCCCCCGACAAACTCGAAACGCTCGACGCGCACCTTCGTTTTCTCGCGCTTTTTCCCGGTTTCTTTGTCCTCCCACGTCTCCTGGGTGAGCTCGCCTTCGATCAGGATCGGCTTTCCCTTCGAGAAATACTTAGCGAGGTTTTCGGCGGTGGAGCCGAACGCTACACCACCGAAAAAGGAGGCGCGTTCGTGCTTCTGGCCTTGGTCGTCCTTCCACGTTTTGTTTACCGCAAGCGACAATTCGCAAACGGCGGTTCCCCTTGGGAGGGTTTTCAGTTCGGGGTCTCGCGTGAGGTTCCCCATCAGGATTACTTTGTTGAAGCTGGGCATGTTGGTTTTTGGTGTTGGTTTGGTTTCTGAGAAACGGTGGCGAGGAGGTAGCCCATCGCCGGGATTGAGTCGCAATCGGGCACGTCTGCGGCGGAGAGAACGAGGTCGGAAATCAGGCGGCGCTCTTGGAGCTTGTTTAAGACTTCCTGCTCATCCCGCTGCCACGCGTGAATGTGTTGTTGAAGGCGGTTCACGCTGCGCGGGCTTCGAGTTGATCGAACCAATAGACGGCGACGGCGAGAGCGGCCCAAAGGTGACTTTTCACCCCGTAGAGGGGGCCGGGGTTGCCCTTGGTCCCTACGTGCCCGAGCCGGTCAAGGAGGGCCTGCCGAATGTTCGCGTCTTTGGCTTTGGCGCTGTTGCACAGGTGGAGTTTTACGTCGCGCCGGAAAATGAATTCTGCGTCGATGTATTCGCAAAATCGGCCAATCCAAACGCACGTCTCGAAGACCTCGCGCCCCACGGGCATTCCATAGCACGCAACCATTTCAACGGCGGCGTGGGTGTGCGGATGCTGCCGGGCGTTGAGCCTGAACCGGAGCACTTCGTTGGCGTCGATTCCCGCTTTCAACACGCGGCTCCCGTCCCAGAGAACCCACGCGCTTTCGGTGGTCCCGGGGTCTATCCCGAGCACGATGCGCGGCGGTGTCATCGCGCTCCCCCTTCGAGGTCCACGATTTCGCAGAACTCCGCAAGGCGGCGTGTCGTCGGGTTTCCACGGTCGGCCCCGAGCCGGGCACTGAGCCAAGCGCCCGAGCCGTTTGCGGTCCAGAGGAGCGGCTTTTGGCCGCTCGTGCGGATCTCGATAAGCTCCTCAAGCTCGGCGTCTGCGCGCTCGGTGCTCGGCGCTTTCCCGAGGTCGTCGAGGAGGAGAACGTCGGCGCGCTTGAGAGAGTCCAAAGCGGCGCGAGCGTGTCCGCGCTCCTCGGTGGTCCCCGAAAAAGCATCCATCGCGAGGCGGGAAAATCGGTTGTGCGAAACCGAATTGACGCGGAGCCCGGCGAGGTGCGCTTTGCGAAGCGCCAGGAACGCGCAACGGGTTTTCCCTTTCCCGGTGTCCCCGATAAGCCCGAGGCCCCGGAATGCTCGCGGCTCGTAGCGGCGGACGGCCTCAAGCGCCAGCGGGTTGAGCCCGGGGTGTCGTTCGTCAGTGTCGCGGTATTCGGCAGGGCAAACCCTCTTCCATGCGGCGTCTTTCTCGGCTGCCGCCTCAGCGGCTTTCATGGCCACGGTCTTTTCGTTGAATTTCTGAATGCACCCGTCACAGCGAGTGCTCCCGAAAACAAGGCCTTCGAGACGAACCACGCTCCGCACAAACGGGGTGCGGCAGTCGTGGCAATCGTAGGTTTCTTTTTCCATTCTTTGGCGTTTCTTTCTTTTTTGGGGTGGTGAATTGGTTTTTGGATGCCCCGCCGCTGCGCGTGGCGGGCTCTGGCGCTCGTTCTGGCGAGTGGGTGGGGTGGAGAGTGCGGACTAGAACCCGAACGGGCCTTTTTGACGGTGCAGCGCGGCTTCCTTTTCGCGCTGCGTCTGGCGGGTGGAGCCGTTCCGGGCGGTCGGTTGTGACGGCCTCCCGTCGGCCTCCCAGTAGGTCCGAACGGAGGTCAGGAGCGGCCTCCACTTGCGGACGGGCTGCTGCTTGTGAACCCAGCCCACGGCCTCCATATCGTCGAACCACAAGCGCGCCCTCCATTCCGGGAGCCCGATGGCGTCGGCAACCGCCTTCACGCTCGGCCAGTCGGGAATCTCGCGGGAGCCCACGCTGCGCGGCTCCTCCTCGCTCACCGTCGCGGAGGCGCTCCGCTGCTCCGGCTCAACGCCGTTGCCAGCCTCATGCGTGCGCGGTGTGTGTGTGTCTTCTTTATCTTCCGAAGATGAAGATGAAGATGAAGATGAAGGGGTTGGATTTTGGTTGGCAGGGTGGTTAACCCGGTGGTTGGCGTTTGGTTGAGCTTTGGTTGAATTTTGCTTAAGCAAACAGGGATTTCCGCCGAGCTTTCCACACCTCGCCCGCTGCGCTCTAATCTGCTCATCGCGCACCATGCGCCTGGAAGTGATCACACCTGCGGCCGACTTCGTTGCAACCCCGCAGGCGAGCAACTCATCTAAAAGACAGGAGACCTCATCAGCGGAAGAGCCCACCATTCTGGCGAGCTGTTCGGCTGTGACGGGTGCCGTGCCAAAGATCAGGTGCCCCCTCCGGGGAGCTTCAAACATCAGGCAGAGTATGTCAGTCCACAGGCCGCGAGCGGCGAGGGAGACGGAGCGGAGCGCGGGATCTTTCATCCAGTCGCCTGGATAAAATTGGAAGCTCGGAATCTTGCTCATTTTTCCCCTATTTCAGCGTCCAAATTGACGCGCCGGGCGTGTTGTGACCCTTGCGACGGAGGGCAAACCCCCTGCGCTCGATGACCCCGCGCTTGGAGAGGCTCAGGAAGACCCCGCCGAAAGCGCGGTCGTCGTGCGGCTCAATGCCCGCCTCCTTCGCGGCGTCGGTGATCTCTTCGCCGGTGGCAATGCCTTTGAGGCGGAGAAACGAAACCACAAACGCCCGGGCCAAACCGGCAAAGCCTGGGCACGCCTCCTCCGCCTTCGGCATGGCCCTCGCAAGGGCGGCGTCGCGCTCGGAAAAGGCGCTCATGAGTGCCCTCCCCTCAGCTCCCGCACCCATCCCGAGGCGTCTGGCACATCGGCCCACGCTTTGGCCCCCTCCTCTTTCAGCTCGCGCAGCTCCTCGGGATCGTAGGCGGGTGGCAACTTCCCAACCATTGCGCGGGCGTCGATCCGCCGCCAGCCGTTCGACACCAATTCCCCGGGCTTCACGGTGCGCCACGCGGCAGGCCACGCCCGCACTAGGTTGGGGTCCCACGCCGCGAGTTGATACACTGGCAATTTGTCCCCTTCGTTGAGGATCTGCACAACGTCCCAATGACGGGCGGGCTTCCATCCTTTCGGGACCTTAAATGCGACGATCTCGCGCACCTCGCGCCGCACGTAAACAAGGAGCGTGTCGGTCTCTTGCTCGCTCATTCCTCGCCCTCTTTCTGTGGTCCAAACACTGAGAGCGCCAGGGCGAACCCTTCGCCCACGCGGTAGCCTCGTTCATAGTCGAGGTCGTATGCGGGCCGAACTTCTGGGACTAACACTTCCATCGATGGATGCGGGATTGTCCTCCGCGCCATCCCGTCAACAAATCCGGCGACGATTCTGTCATGCACCTTGGCTGAAAAACCTCGGATCTGGCGCACTTTTACGGCCATGTCCTCCGCAATTTTCATGGCAAATTCCTCTTTGGGAATCTTCAGAGTGATCTTTCGCTCGCTCATTCCCCGCCCTCCTTCCGAAAAACCCCGTCTTTGCCCTGTTTGAATCCGCCGTCGGCAAGCGTGGATTCGATGGCGCGGTGAATTTTGGAGGACGGCGTCACCGTCACGGGGGCGGAAAACTCACCGTTCGGGCCGGTCGTGCTGAGCGAAACAGACACGCCCTCCAGCGGAAGCTTTCGCTGGTCAGGGTCTTCGAGCGGGTGCTTTGCCTTTACGGCTGTCCTGGTTGAGAACGAAAAGGCCGTTTCAACCTCGTCTTTGTCGAGGTTGAGGACCCCCCGGAGGCTCACACTGAATTTCAGCGGCTCCTCGGAGTCCGTGCGCGCCTCGGCTGCGCGTGTGATGGCCCTGAGCATCTCCTCCTCCTGCTCCCCGATTGCCGCCTCTAGGTCGGCGATCATATGCTCCCGGAGTTGATCAATTAAGTGGTTCTTTCTCATTTTGCTGTTTTGCGTGTCGTTGGTGTTGTCGCGGGTTTGCGTCCGGCTTGGCGTCGTTTCACGCCCTGCTTGATGCGCTCGACATAGGCCTTCTCCCGGGCGGATCTCATGCCTCGCTTGTCCATGTAGGCGGCGAGGGCGTCTTTCATGCTTTGGAGCGATGCCTTGGGAACGTCGCTGGTTTTGCGTGTTTTCTTCATGCGCTCACGGCCTCGGCCTTCCCGTTGATCGAGTTGACCGTGATTCGGTCGTTGATGATGGCGATAACCTCTCTCATGCGACCTCCTTCCACGGGCGGACGGTCAACGGCTCGATTTCGTGGAAATAGCCCGGCCAGCTTCCAGAGTCCGTGCATTGGCGGAGTGTTCGCAGGTTCGCCCGGTAAATATCCCGGCCACGCTCAAGGCTCTCCTCGTCGATCTGGAAAACCCGGATGCCGTAGGGCGCGGTTTTCTCAACGGCCACGAAGAGGAAAGCGGAGGCCCCGAGAAGGTCCAGATACCAAGCCGCTTGCCGGTGATATCCCCACTTGCGAGCGTCTCGCGGAAACTCGCGGGCGTCCTCGCACGTTTTGATGTCGGCCACGACCGTCCGCCCGGTCTCGTCTTGGAACACCAGGTCAAGCCGCCCCTTGATCGCAAGGCCCGTGTCGAGGCAGCGAGAAAACACGCTCACCTCTTTTTGCGCCTTGTGGAGAATTGCGCTTCCGAGCGGGTGCGCCTGCATCGCGGCGGTTGCTCCTGCGATGTCCTCGCCCTCCTCGGCGCTCAGGATCGGCAGCGTCTGCGAGTCCCTCCACGCTCTCCCCTCCTTGGTCTGGAAGCTCAGCCCCTCCGGGCGGACAACGTGCAGCGTGCGCTCCGGCTCCAAAAGAGCCCCGTGAAGCACGGTCCCGAATATCTGCGCGGGCGTGGGTTTTTTTGGCGTTCCCTTTGCGAGCATGTGGGCGCGGTAGTGCGCCGGGCTCTGCTCCATCTTCTTGAGGTCGCTGTTTGCGATGCCATGCGCGCTCCGATAATCGGCGTCGGGCATTCCAAAGCGGATGTCAGGCGGGCCAAAGCCGCGCACCGTTGGCGTTGAGAAGTCGCTCATTTCTCCACCCCCTTTGCGATGGCGAGCACGTCCGCGAAGTTGTCGACGGCGTTTTTGGCCTCGGCTTCGGTCAGCTCCTCAAGAGTCGCGGCCCCGCTGGCGGGTTGAAGAACTGCCAGCAATTCGGACTCGGAGAGTTTCGCTGAGGTGATGAGGTTCCGCAGGCCCTCGTGCGGTGTGGCCTTGGGCGCAACCGTCCTCCGTCGCGGCTGTTCTGGCTGAGCCTCAACCGGCTCCTCTGCTAGAGGGGCCTGCGCTGTGCGAGGCGTTATCTGCACAACGTGCCCCGCGCTTTTCTCGTTGAACGCTTCGTCAACGGTGGTGCTCCCCTCCTTGATGGAGGTGCTCAGGCCGATAAGGTTTTCAACGTCGCCAAGGTCGATCCCGTCCACCGCGCTTTTCCCGAGGTAGCCGAGAACCTGCTTTTCGTTCACTCCGAGCGTTGCAAAATACTTGAGCGCCGCCGTGCGTCGGTCGGCCAACGTTTTGAGGTCGCCCACCGCGCATTTTTTCGCGGCCTCGTAAACCGGCTTTATCAGAGCCATTGGCACCACCTTGTAAGCCGCATTTCTAAACGCGATGGCGCAAGCCGCGTTTCCGGTAACAACCTGCATGTCCTCGGAATACGTTTTCCCGGCCTTGTCCGTGATCCTCCGCTTCACCTCCACGGAGACCGCCACGTTGTTTTCGAGGTCGTGGCAAAAACCCTGGGCGGTGATGGTTTTCCCGTCGTTCGCAATGACGCGAGCCCCGGCTTTGATGTTTCCAAAGCACGATATTGCAATCTCGGCCATGCGGACGCTCGGCCCCTCAATCGTCTTGCCCTGCCGGTTGAGCTTGTAAAAGCAGCCCGACGCCGTTTCTTCGTCGAGCGTGGCTAGGCTCAGCATTTTGCGCTTTGAAACCGAGAAATCGCGGGGGTAACGTTTCGCGGTGGTGATTTGCGTGTCGGTTTCTGCGCGGATGATCTGCGCGAGGGCGTCCCCGCCCATGATTTCCAGTTGTGTTTCTTGAGGTTCCATTTTTGCCTTTTGGGTGGTTGTGTTTAAAAATCAGTTGGCGCGGGCGGTGACGCGGGTTGTGCTGAACGTCCGAAGGCCCGGAATCGGGCCGTCTTTGATGGCGCGGAGAATCGCCGCCCGGCGCGGCACGATCTCCACAAGGTCGGGGCGGGCTACAGCCAGGGCGATGATGTCCTCGACGGAGTAGTCCCAAACCTCCGCGACGGACGCCCCGGCGACGGAAACGCTCGCCGCTGGCGCGGCAAGGCGCGCCGCCGCAACGGCGAAAACCTGCGCTTGCTGCTGCGAGGCTTGAGCGTGCTTTTCGGCCTCGGCTTTCGCGGCCAAACGCTCCGCGAGTGTCGCGGCCTCTCGCACCTTGCGCGCCGCTTCCTCCTCGGCCCTGCGGGCCTTCTCTGCTTTCAGGGCCTCGATCCTCGCGGCCTCCTCCGCCTCTCTCCGCTTCCGTTCAAGCTCGGCTTGTTTTTGGCGGACAAAAGCGGCGGCGAGGGATTCGATCCGGCGCACCTCGGTTTCGATGGGCTCGACGTAGCCTTTCGTGGCGGCGTCGATCATCCGCCCGGCGTTGAGCACGGGCGCTTTGACCTCCGCCCGGCTTTTCTCGCACGCCTTCGCCAGCGTTTTCAGGACGCCCGCGACGGTCACGGCTTTTCCCTGCTCCTCCTCGTTTGTGACTTGGAAAACGCCCAAGGCGAGCGCAAGCGCCTCATCCCGGAACGCGAGCGCCTCCTGGGTGACGGCGACGCCGAACTGGTCAATTCCCGTGATGGCCAGAGCGGCCCCTGTTGGTGTGGTTGTTGTCATGTGGTTGGTTGGTTGGAAAATCAGAGGCGGGATTCCTCGCGCTCGGAGCGACGGCCCCGGACGAATCCGGTCGCGGCCCCGAGGTCGTGCCCCTCGGCGTGTCCGCGCTCGTAGCCTCGCCAGTAGGCCGCGACCGGACCGGCAACGGATGTGATACAGGTAAGAATAAAAAGGGCTGTCAGGGTGGTATTCATGTTTTTTGCGTTGGTTACTTCGCTCGGAGCCAAAGAACGGCCCCGGTCAGGAAAAGGGCGGCGGCGAGGAGTGCCGCCGATGTCGAGGGCCTCACTGCGCGGCCCCCGGTTGCTGCATCGGCCCCACTTGGGGCCAGTGGCGGGAGAGAAAGCGGTTGGCGTCTTTTGATGCGAGCCGGTAGCCCCGGACCCCGGGGAACCGCTCGGGCGTGTAGCCTGCCGCACGGAGGGCGTCCCGGACCGCCTGCGGCGTTTTCCGGGCGTGCTCGGCCAGCATAGCGATTGATACGTAGCTCATGAGAAGGTGTCTTAGACCCCGGACGCAAAAGAAAGCGGGTCGCAAGCGGAGGCGTCTTCGTGCTCCGGGAGGTGACTTAGACCTTTTTCCAAAAAACAGAGGAGTTGGGCCTGCATGCTTCGATGTTCAAGCTTTGCCCTTGTCTTGAGTTTTCGCTTTAGGTCTCGTGGGATTTTGACGTTCAGCGGCTCTAGTTTCGGCTGCGATTTGCTCATAGTCTTCTGCGGTTAACCCGATCCGGTTTGTCTCCTTCGCCAAAATCATCACCACAACGTCGGTGAGGGTGGAGCCCAGCATTTTTGCCAATTTTTGCAGCCTTCGTTTCAGCGTCCTCGGGACGTAGAAAGAAAGAGTGTCTTTGTCGGCGGAGCGTTGGCTTGGCATGACGTTGTGAAGTCCTACAAGGTCTAAGACACCCACGCAACCTTTTTTTGAGGATTTTTTTTGGCGCTTTCGGATTTTTGCGGCGAGTTCTTTGGGGATCTCAACGAAGAGCTTCATGCCGCCCCTATGCCTTCGCGCTTTCCCCTCGCGCAACCCTGAAAAACGGGGCGTTTCCGCTCCGCGAAACTGTCGGCGGCCACTGCCGCCGCCCGGGTAATTGTAGCGCCTCCCCGATGCGTTTCTAGGGGTTTCCCCCGATGCGGCCTTTGCGAAAGCCGCGCATTAACGCATTCAAACTTTGCCTTTCGCGGAGGTTTCGGATGTTTTTTTGTCCGTGAAAACCTACCTCCTAGCCCAGCCGTTCCGACACAACACGCGCCCGCTCAAGCCCGACACTGCGAACGTCTTGCTTGAAATATGCAGGGCGCTGCTTTCCGACGGTCAGGTTCAGCCAGCAGAAGCGGTTTACCTCCGCCAATGGATCGCCACCAACGCGCAAGACGCCTCGGAGTGGCCCTTTTGCGACATCGTGGCCCGGCTCAAAGTCATTTTCAGCGACGGCGTCGCCACGCCGGAGGAGTGCGAGGAGCTCGCCGGAATTCTGCGGGGCTTGGCAGAAATCAAGCCCGCCCAGACAGACCCCAGGCTTGCCGGTTACGGCCAACCCGCACCGGCTGCGGGCGTGTTTGATGACCCCGCGCCCGTCATCCTCCACGATGAGAAGGCCTATTGCATCACCGGGAGCTTTGCTTTCGGGTCGCGCTCGGCGGTTCAGGCCGCAATCGTTGATCGGGGCGGCTCCATCCACGCCCAGCCGCGCACCGACACCGACTTTGTCCTGGTTGGCTCCTTTGTCTCTCCCGCATGGAAACGCGGCGTCTGGGGAAACAAAATCGAGCGCGCAATCGGCTTCCGCCAGAGCGGCCACCCCATCGCAATCATCTCGGAAACCGATTGGAAAACCTACCTGTGACACCGGCCCCGATGCTCCCCGGCGAGGTTCCCAAAAAGGGAAGCGGCGTCCTGGTTGAGTTCCCACAATGGGAAACAAAGCCGTTGGGCGCTCAAAAAAGGCATTCCGTGCGCGTCAAGAAACGCCCCGGCCCCGAGGGGAAATTACCCTTTCAAAAAGGGGAAATTCCCCTCCTGAAAACTCTTGCGCGTTTCATTTTGTGCCCTCACTCGTGCCCCCAGAAATCCGCAAACCCTTTGCCCTGAATGCTTTGCGGTGCGTCGGCACAAGACTTAGGATCTGGTTCTTCACAGAGTAGGGGTTCGAGTCCCCTCCCTGGCATTTCCTCGAAAACCCCGCCAAGCCTTCTGTTTAAGCGGGCTCCCGCAAGGTTGGGTTGTATTAGCGCCAAACTAAGGCAAAGTCTCCGCATGGCCTCTCTGCCCTCAAATGTGCCCTCATCCTGCCCTCAAAAAACTGCCGAGCTTAAACATGACGGGAGGGTGTGGCCGCTCATATTTCAGGCCAAGCGCGGCTGGCGGATGCGCTCGCGCTCCAAAACTCACCCCGTGGACTTCTGGACCGGGACAACGAACCTTTCGGAGGCGAAGGCCAGGGCGAAAGAGTTCCTCGAAAAGCACGCTGCGGAGGGCTGGAAGCCGGGCCGGGGCGGCGGCTCGCTGGAGGACCTCGCCCGGCTCTACCTGGAGACCCCCAAGCGGACGAAGGCGAACGTCGCCAAAGACAACGTCTCCCGCCTGCGGACGGTGTGCCGGGTCGCGCTCGGGAAAGAGCTGTCCGCTGTTACCTGTCGGGAGGTCGGCCCGGATCTCTGGCAACGCTACCAACGCGCCGCTCTGGAGGCTCAGGGGCTCAAATTTGACCTTGCGACACGTTACCGGGAGAACATCGCCGTCAATTCAGCCGTGCGGGTTGCGCGCTGTTTGTTCCTCCCCGCCCTGGTGCGGGTCTATCGCGCTGCGGGGCTCGACTGCCGCACGGAGGCCGGGGAGGCTGTCATGCTCCCGGAACCCTACGTGCCGCCCTCGACGGTGGACGACGCCGCGCTTGTCGAGGCGTGGCGGACGCTGGAGGGGATAGACCCGGCGCTCTGGCTCGTGGTCGGGCTGGCCCGGTTCGCGGGGATGCGTCGCGAGGAGATTGCGGCGCTCCGGGCCGGTTGGCTGGAGGTCGAGGGCGCGCTCGTGCGGATCTCGCTCAGGGACCGGCCCGAGGAAAAATGGTGGACGAAAACCGGCAAACCCTACCGGGCGGAGGTCATAGAGGCGGGCCTTGCGCGGCATCTCGCGGCGTTTGCCGCCGTGGCTCCACCGGACGCCCTGGTTGTGGTGTCCCCCGGGACCGTCGAGCGGTCGCGGTGGTTCGAGCGCGCCCCCCAGCAATGGCTCCACGCTCAGGGGGTTGGCGCGCTCAAGCCTCTTCACCGTCTCCGGGGTCTCTACGCCGACAACGTGGCCACGCTCACCCGTGACGCTATCGCGGCCCGGCTCGCGGGCGTCCGGGCGGCGCAAGAGGCCCTCGGGCATACCTCAAGCGCCACCACGGAGGCGCACTATTTGACCCCCGCCCACTGATCCACGACCTGACCGAGTGACAAGTTACCCGCCTCGGAAAGCTCGCGGATTTTCGCCAGCGTCTCCTGCGAGACGATGGTGTTGAGCCGGACGCGCTTTTTGTCGGAGGGGAGACGTTTGCGACCTGTTTTTGTTTTCATGGTGTGTGTGCTCGTCCGGCTTTCCCGGCTCCCTACTGCCCCCGGACTCCCCGGGGGCAGTGTGGGAGCTGGTTATTCGGCGCTGGAGGTCTCTTCTGGGCCAAAGCACTTTTCCATGAATGCGATTTTTTCAGCTTCGCTCATGGCGTTGAACTCCGCTTTTGAGGTGAAGCCGGAGATGTCCACAAGCTCTTCCCAGAGGCGGTAGTCGTTGGCGATTTCGGCGTAGGTGTGTTTGGTGTTGTTCATGGGAGAACTATTGCACAGCCCCCTTTCGTTTGCAAACAAAATTTGCAAATAAATGAAAGAAAGTTTCCGCGTTTGGCTTGGCGGTGCGCGGTCGGCCTGTTAACTGGGCGGGATGGCTCTGATAAAATGCACCGAATGCGGCAAGGACATTTCAGGCAAGGCGAAAACCTGCCCGAGTTGCGGCGCTCCGGTGAAAAGCATCGGCAACGCCCTCGCGGACTTGCAAAAGGCTTCCTCCGGGTGCTCTGGGTGCTTAGGCGTGGCCGGTCTTGTGGCTCTGTTTTTTGTCGCCAAGTATTGGCTGGCGCGCCTTCTGGAGTGAGGCGCGGGCGGCTATTCCTCGAAGGCCCCGCCTTCGTCTGCCTCGCTCGATCCGCTGGAGGATTTCGCCTTTTTCTGGCGCTCCTCTTTTTGCGCCAGTGCGCGCGCCTGCGAGTTTTCGCCCTCGATCTCGGTCACGTAGCCCCCGGACTTGTCGAGGCGGTGAGAAACGGTTTTGACGAGCCACTCGCCATTGAGCGGGGCCGGGAATCCGGCGAGGATGATTGAGCCCTCTGCGATGAGGTCCGGGCGCCCGTAGGTGGTGACGCGGACGGTCTGCGCCCCGCGTGCGAGCTGGTCGCGGATGGCGTCGGCGGAGCGTGTGGCCTCCTCTTCGGTCGCCGCCGGGAAGGGCGTTTCGTACTCCGCGCCTTCCTCCTCGCTCCCCTGGTCGTCAAATGCTTCCGTCTCCACCTCTTCGCCGGTCTGCGTGTCGTGTCGGCGGGTGCGGACCTTGGAAACGTTGGAGCGTTGCCCGAGCTGGATCTCGTAGCCGCTGCACTCTGATTTGTTGAGGGTCACGGCCCCGAGCTTCTGGCCTGTCGCGGAGCGGCTTTGACCACGGCGGACGAAAACGAGGCTGGAGGCGGTCGGCTTCATGAGCGCGCCGTAGGAGCGAGCAAGGCGCGTGAGGAGGTTCATGTCGCTCTCGCTTGTCTGGTCGATGTGCTCGAGCTGCACTGCGGCGAGGTCGGGCGCGATTGCGGGCGCAAGCCCGGCGTCGGCTGCGAGGGTGCGCACAAGGTCCCCGAGCGTGATGTTGTCGAAGCTCCGCGTTTTGCGCGTCTGAAATGGTTTGAGCCCTCCAGCGGAGGTGAAAGGCGCGGCTTTCCCGGAAATGGTGAGCACGTCGGGCGGGCCGGACAGTCGAACCTCGTCGATAACAAACTGGCCCATTGTTCGGAGGTTACCCACGTAGCCCAGCGAGATTTCGAGCACGGCCCCGGACTCGGGAATGATGATGCGCCCGTCGCCGTTCGCCAGGTCGATGGTGCAAGAGTCGGCCTGCTCGGTCGCTTCGTCCGTGATGCTCAGCCCGAGGAGGCGCGCCGCATAGGTCGCGGTGATGTCCCGCCCCGCGTTCGTGATTTTAAAGGCCGGGGTCACGGGTCAGTTGAAGAGCCGGACGTTTTCGCGGGGGGCGGGCTCGATCTCGGGAAGCTCAAGCGAAAGCCCTGCCGGGAGCGTGATGTATTGGCCCAGGTCGAGCGCCCGATTTGCCTCAAGCACGGTTTCGACCTGCCCGGCGAGGGTTGAGCCGTAGAAACGGAATGCGATGTCGTCGAGCATGTCGCCCGCTTTGGTGGTATAGACGCTCATCGGCTTAGCGCCCCCAGTAGGCCGGAGCCGGAGACCTGGAACGGCCCGAGCTTGATTGTCGGCTCCCAGTAACGTTTCAAAATCAAAGAAAACTCCACGCGGTTTGCGGAACCGTCGCCCCGGAAAACCTCCTGCCGCTCGGCAATGTCGGTGATGACGTAGAGCCCGAAAAAGTTGCCCATCCCGCTGATAAGCGGGAGCGGAAGGCCGAGGTCGGCTTGTAGGCGCATGAGGGCGACCTGCCCGAGCCCGCCCTTGAAATGCGGGAGTATAACGCCGTCAAGGTTGAGCTGTTCGGCGGCTTTCCCAGTGTATTGCATGAGCGGTGCATCGCCCACGCGCTCCTGTTCGGCCCACGCCCACGCGTGTTGACGGGCGAGGCTCTGATAAGCTGCCGTCTCCAGCGAAAAGCGAAACGCTCCGAGTGCCATCATCATGTGCTTTAGTCGTAGAGGGCGCCACCGGCCAAAGCGGCCTGTCTGCCGTTGAGGCGGGCAATTACCAAGTCGGCCAGGGTGCGCTCGTTCATGCCGGGCGCGGCGTTGATCGTGAAATTGAATGTGCGGTTGTCGGATTTCCCGCCCCCGTTGGGGATGATCTGGCCAGAGGAGCGCGGTGCGAAAATCTCGGGTCCGCGCTCGCCTACAAGGTAGCGTTTGCCAGCGGAGACCGGCCCACCCATTGCGCGGGCACCGTCCACGGTCGGGGCGTCGGCGGGCTTTGCGCTGTCGCTGCCGCCAAACCATCCTTTGACTTTCCCGAACGCTTCACCGATGCCGCTGAGCTTTTCCCCGAGCCACGCAAACTTTGCCGCTGCGTCGGCTTTGATGGCTGCAAAAGCTCCCATGATTTTCCCTTTCAGGATGTTTGCAAACGCCTCGGCACTCTGCCCCAGGTCGAACCACGCGCCTTTAAACCATTCGAGGCCCGCCTTCCAAGCAGCCACCAAAACGTCCCAGTTTTGATAAATGGCGTTTCCTACTAACAACGCGGTCGCGAGAATTGCGGTGAAAGGGTTTGAATACGCCAGGACGGCCAGTCCTGACCCTAACCCCCAAAGAGCCTTCCCTAAAAAGAAAAGGTCTTTTGCGAATCCCAGGACAGGAATAGCGACAAGGAGACCAAGAACCGTTTTTAGCCCTCCGTATTGCTCAATCGTCGCCTGAATTTGCGGCCCGTGGGCTTCAAGCGCCTTCCCGAAAGACTTGACGGCCTCGCTCGCGTTTTTCAGCGCGGCTCCGAGGTTCTCCCCGAATTTGACCACCTTGTCCGGGTGTTCTTTCACAAAATTGGCAAACTCGTTTCCGAGCTGGTTCAGAGCCGGGAGCATCCCTTCGGCCATCAGGTTTGTAGCGCCTCTCAACGCCGCACCCACTCGCAACTGCGTTCTCCCAAACTCGTCACCTTGTGCAATCAGCTTGTCGCTGAGAGTCAGCCCGAGGGCATCGGCCTCTTTGCCGTATTCCTCCAAGCCTTGTTTGCCTAGGCTCAGGAAATTTACCATCTTCGCCCCGGACTTCCCAAAAAGCTGCATCGCAATTGCGGCTTTCGGGATTTTCCCGTGGTATTTGCTGAAAGCCTCCGTGACGGCCTCAAGTTGTTTCTCGGGTGCCTGCCGGGAGAGCTTGCGGGCGTCGAGGTGCAGGAGTTTAAAGACGTTCCCCCCGCCGTCCTTGCGCGCTTTTTCAAGCGTGAGCTGCATCTTGGCGATGCTGTTCTGGAGCGTGTCCGCTCCGGTGCCCACGTCGTCCGCCGCGTATTTGTAGCGGATCAACTCGTTAGTCCCCATGCCCACGGAGGAAGCGGCCTCTGCGGCGTTGTCGGCGTAGTCGCCCACGCTTTTGCCAAGCGCAACGATTCCAGCGGCTGCGGCCCCGGCTGCCGTTCCAATCATGAGCACGCCCGATTTGATCCGGGAGCCGACGGCCCCCACGGCTGCGCCCACGTTGGCGGACTTAATTGAGTTGAGGGCCTTGATGTTTCGCTCGGTGCGGCGGATTTGTCCGTTGAGCACTTCCAGTGAGCGCGCCGCTTCGGGGCCTCCTAAGCCTTTCCCAATCTGGTTTGAAAGCTTCTTGGACTGCCCCTCAAGACTCTTGAGGCTGTCCCCGAGTTGCTTCGTGTTCCCGCGAAGAGTCGCAAACGCGGTCTTGAGCGAGGAGCCGATGCCGCCCCCCACTTCGATAACCGCTTTGAATTTCTTCTCCTCAGCCATTTTTCGGAATCATGCGGATGAATGCGACAAAATCGGAAAAGCTCAGCCGCCCGATGTTGTCGGGCTGCCAGCCGGTGTGCGCTGCCAGCACGAGGACCGCTCTAAGCAGTTCCTCGCGCTCTATTCCAAAGGGCTGCCGCCCTCCTCGTCCTCGGTGAGCTTTGCAAATGCTTTTTGCACGCGCTTGTAGTCGCGGAGGGTCAGGCCGCGAATGACGGACGGGTCCACTTCGCAGAGGTTGGCGAAAAGGGAAAGCTCCTGATCCTCGGGGCTTTTGCCCGCGCTCTTTTTGACAACGAGCATGTCCTCCACGGTCGGCTCGCGCATTGCCAAGGCGTCCACGCTCACCCCGTCAATCTGCGCGGGCCTGCTGAGTTGAATGCGTTCGCCGGAAAATGTCGGTTTCATGGATTAGATGCCGATGGCGGAACGCTGCGAGGCGAGGCGGTCGGATCCGTTGACGATGCGCACCATATTCACCGCGTCGATTTCGTGGACCGTCTTCCCGGCTTGATCGTATTTGTAAGCGCGCAAATCGAGCGTGAACGTGAGCGTGCTTTTTTCGCCTGCTTTCCACTGCCCGGGCTCCACGCTGCGGACGATGCCGCCCATCGTGACCTTGACCGGCTCAACGCTGCCGTCCAGCGATTCGAGCGCGCCGCGTGCGATGAGCGGCACCGTTGCGCCCTCGCCAAGGCCCCAGAGCGCGAGGGCGTCGGAGTCGTAGCTGGAGAGCACAAAGCTGGCTTCCATTTTCTCCTGTCCCATCTCGACGGCAATCGGCGTGTCCATTCCACCGGCGCGGAAGTCCTCCACCTGGAGGCCGAGGGTTGGCAATTTGAGTTCGTCGATCTGGCCAGCGTAGCCGCGACCGTCCACGAACAAGTTAAAGTTTTTGAGGATGCGGGATGCGGTGCTCATGTTATGCGGTCAATTCTTCAATGTAGTCGTTCGTGAGGATGGCCCGGAAAATGATGTGCTCGGCGGGATAAGGCGGCGTGAAGTCAAAATTGAAATACACCTTGCCCTGCGCGATGTTGGCCGGGGTGTTGAGGTCCGGGTCGGGCCAGCACTTGCCGCCGAGGATCGCGCCTTGGTTTTTCAGGCTGCGGAGGTAGCCGTTGACGCTCTCGGAAACGTCTTCCAGATAGGTCTTCGTGATGTTGCGGTCGATCGCCCAGAAATGCGCGGCCTGGATCGAGTCATAGATGAGGTCGGCGGTTCTGCGAACGCTCAGGAACGCAAACGCGGGGTCGGCGCTCGTGCTGCGGTTGCCCCAGAGGCGGAAACCGTTCTGCCTGATGATCGTTGAGACGTTGGCCGCGTTGAGGAGGTTCGCGGAGCAATTAACGTCGCCCAAGATAAAATCCACGGGGCGGGATGCGCCGGAGATTCCGAGAATCTCTTGGTTGGAGGGGCTCCACCAGAAGCCCCGGTCGTTGTCGCTCTTTGCGATGAGCCCGGCCACACGCGAGGATGCAGGCTCGTTGACGAGCACGCCAGCGCGAAGAACCTGGACTTGCGGGTCCACGATCATGAGCCGGTCGGATCCGAACCCCTGCGCGTAGGTGATCGCTGCGGCGTCGGTCGTGTTGGGGCCGTCAGCGATGACCACGGCGCGGAGGCGGGTTGCCACTGCCAGCAACTCGCTTGTCGCGGCCTGTTGATCGGAGAATCCCGGGGCGATGAGAACGCGAGGGCGAACGCCCAGCGATGTTTCCGCCGAGGTGAACGCCCACGCGCCGGTTTTCAGCGAGGAGCTCCCGACAATGTTCGTGACGGTCGCGGCGAGGTTGGCCCCCTCGGTCACACGGACAACGACAACGGCGGCCCCGGCTTGGTCGAGGATGCCGTCGAGCGCGTTGGGAAGCGTGCCGGTTGCGCCTGCGCGGGCTGCCAGGGTGCGGGAGCCGCTCACCAACACGGGCGTGTTGAGCGGGAAAGCCTCGTTTTTGCCGTCCTCAAGAAAGGTCGTGTTTGTCACGGGCACAACACCCGCGCCGGTGGAGGTCCCCACGTTTGCGGCGGTGACAAGCGCGCTGGCTGCGGTGTTGGCGGCAATGGCTGCGATGAGAAGCGTTCCCGTGGTGGTTACGGTCCCGGTCGGGCCGGTCGCGAGGTTCACCGTGATGAGGTCGCCGGACACGCTCACCGAAAGCGTTGCCGAGTTCGCCATCGGGTTTCTGAACCGAATCGCGGTCTTGTTCCCAAGCTCGCCGGTCTTTTTCGAGGTGAAGAGAATCCCGTTGTTCGCTGCTGCCGTGCCGATGGTCAGCGAGGCTTTGACCTCTGCCTCCGATGCGGGCGCGGTGCCGATAAGGCCGATGACGGAGCTTGCAACGGTTCGGATGGGGCGCGGGCCGTCGAGGATTTCGAGAACCTCGACGCCGTGGAGAAATTGTTCGGGCATGGTGTGAATTTATTCGGCAGCTTCTGTTTGGTCTTGTGCGCGTTTGCCCGCGAGCTTTGCGCGGCGCTCTGCGGCCTCGGCTTCAAGGCGCTCGATCTCCGCGAGTTCTGCGAGGCGCTTCTTTTCCTCGAAGGGGCTGCCCGCAAACGCGAGGAGCTGCGCCACTTCGGACCATTCGCCGGATTCAGCGGCCTGCGGGACGAGCACGGCGGCTCGTTCGAGGATCTGCTTTTGGAATGCTTCGTTGGCTTCCACTTGCTCAAGCGCGGCTTTGGCCTCGGCCTTTGCGGCGTTAAGCTCCGCGCTGAGTTTTGCGAGCGCCTCGGCGTGCTCCGCGGTGAGTTTTTCGGAGGCTGCTTTGAGGGCGTCGGCGTGCGCGGCTTTCTGCGCGTCGTCGTAGGCTACAAGCGCGTGTTGAATGTCGGATGCGAGGTGCCTGTTGTTTGCGACGGCGTCAGCCACCGCGCCCGCTTGCATTCCGTCGATGGTTAGTGAGGTTGGAGAAAAGATTTGAATCATATAAAAGTGACGGCACAAACCCGGTAGTTTTGGCCGGTAAGAGAAACCGAAGAAGGGGTCGGGTTGATCCAATACACGCGGACGACATTTCCCGAAATGACGTTAGCCTTTAGGATAATCGCGTTGACGTTCATTCCTCCGTTACATTCCACAAAGCAAACCGTGTTTGAATCCGCGCCCGTTAACGTAACGTCCAAAAACTGAGAACCACCGTTGGCGGCAATCGCGCCCGGCTGGTGATAAAAGCCAGCGGTTACAATGCTGCCAATTGCCCCGCCGTTGCCGCCTATTTTCACGGGCGCGTTAAATTGCAGCGGCTCTAAAGTGCTGCTTCGCATGAAGCACGAAAAAATAGCCTTTAGGGTGCCGTCTGTCTTTGTCCCATATAAAACAAAGTTATTGTCACCCTGACACGTAAATTGCGGGTTGGTTCCTGCCGTGTCGGTGAATTGCAAGTTGCCGTTGTTGTCTATTCTCAAACTACCCGCAACATGGAGCCGGGCTTGCGGGGAGACTGTCCCCACCCCCCAATTTCCTGCGTTAGTAATTGCGCCCGTGGTTCCGCCGTTGCACCCAAACACCATCAAGCCAGGAGAGCCCGCTGCCGTGCCGCCATAGAGCGAAATCCACGCGCCAGAGGTGGAAATGCCCGGGTCAGAGCTGCCCGCAACGATGCTCCACGCGGAGTTATCGCCCGCTCCCTTGAGTGTTCCCTGAACGTTTTGGATTGAGCCGCCAACGGTCAGCGTGCCTGAAAGCGTGGTGTTGTTGTACGCATCCCAATTAGCCAGGATCGCGGTTACTGCCGTGTAACCGTCATTGACTCGCTCAAGGCGTACATTCCCGGCCCCGTCGTGAGCCAACCGGCTGAATTTCTTATCGACCGGCGCGGCTGTGTTTTTGAGCTGCAAAAACGGGTAGCTGTTCCCCTCGATGTTGAGTTGCTGGAGCGTTGGCGCGCTCGTCCAAGAGGGCGCGGAGCCGTTCGTTGTCAGGAGCTTCCCCGCGTTGCCGAATTGCGTCGGGAGCAACGCCGTGAAAACGTTGAGCGTCGGCGGCGGCGTGGTCTCTACAGTGACGGTGATGTCGGGCATGGGTCAGCGTGTTACCTGTTTTGAGAGCGTGACGGACCCTTGCGCCACGCGAAGCGCGGTCCCGTCCGCGAACGTGACGAGCACGTCGTAAACCGCCGTTGAAAAGCTCAGGTTGCGCGTTTGCGCTGCGGTGAGAGAGAACTCTGCTCGGCCAGTGGACGGCCCTTTCGTCACGGTAAACTCTTGGAGGATGGCTTGGCTTTCCGCCGTCGGGCGTATCTGCGCGGCAAGGGTTGCCGTCGTAAGCGGGATGAGCCCCGCCCCGGCGTCATAAAAAACCATCGCAAACGAGAACGTCGTCCCCTGGTTGATTTCAAAGTTGTAGGTTTGGGCGGCCATTTAGAATTTGATGAAAAACGGGAATGCGACGTTGCGCGGGCGCGTTTCGGTGCCGCCGTTGCTGGACGTTGTGTAGCCGTTGAACGAAGAGCCGCCACCGTGTGATGTCACTGCGTAGAAATTAAAAACGCCCTGCCCAGTATTGGAGGCGCTTGTAGTGAACGCGCCGACGTTGTGGTTGTGCGCCTCCAACATGTCGGCTTGTGCTGAGCCCAAGACGCGCCCGGTGTCCGCTGCGCGTCCTTCGTCAAGGCCTCGGATGAACTCGCCGCGAAGGTCGGGGACGTTAAATGTCGTTGAGCCGTTTCCGACGCCGTAGGTCGTGCCCACTTTGGCGAAGAGGGAGGCGTAGGTGGTGCGGGAGACTGCCTGCCCGTTGCATTTCAGCCAGCCTGTCGGCTCGGTCGTCTGCGGGAATGTGGTAATCATCCCCAGCAAAAGCCCGTCGATGTATTGCTTTGTCGCGGCGTGAAGCGCGGCGGTCGGGTCCGCTGGCAACGTCAGCGGGCCTGTCATTGTGTCGCCAGCCTTGTTGAGTTTGAGCGCGTCGGCTGCGTCGGTGTAGGCTTTCGTGGCCGGGTGCAAACCGCTCGACGGGCTGCCGACGAGCGTTAGATGTCCGGTCATGGTGTCGCCGGTCCTCAAGACGCCCTCTTTTCCAGCGCCGCCGCTTCCGGTGGTTAGAAGGGTGCCAATCGGCACGGCGTCAACCTGCGCAAGAAGGCCGTCGCCGGTCGAAGCCCAGCCGATGCGGACTTTGTTTGCCCCCTGGTTCGATCCGCCGCCCTGCTGCACTGGAGTAAACCCCAGCCATGTCGCGAGACGCTGCGCCAGTTTTAGCGGGGTGATGAATCTGGCGTTGTCCGTGCCCGCGTCGGTCTCGGCCTGCGTGGCGATTTCCGCGACTCCCTGCACGGTCTCGGTTGCGGGCGGGTATTGGAAAGAGGCGTTGCCGATGGTGACGCTCCCGGCGGGAACGCCTGTAATGACGAAATCCAAGGCGAAGAGCGCAACTGAGCCGCTGCCCTTGATGAGAATTGGGTCCGCCTGTGAGTAGATGGCGAAGAGGGTTCCGGTCGAGGTAATCAAGCCCACCTCGCGGACGGTGTAACTGTCGGCGGACGAGTCGGAAGCGGTGATGTGAATCGTTCCCGGAGTCGGCACGCTGGATCCCCCAGGCGTGATTTGTTTGATAGGCGCAACCAAGGCCGTCTGCGCGCCGGTCGCGGTGTAGCCGCTGGAGCCGATGGAAACCTTTGAGATGGTGACGGGTATTGTGTTGCCGGTGGCTATGGCAGTGGCAATCGCCGATTTCCCGGCGTTAGTGATGAGGAAATTAAGCGCGGGCATTTTTTACGGGTAAGAGGCGACGCCTTCAAGCCGGTCGTAGAGTGTCGGGTTGAGAATCCCCACGATATTCCCCTCGATGAGAAATCCTTGGACAAGCTCGACGATCATTTGCGAGCGGACGGGCTTAACGCGGTTGACGGCCTCGAAAATGGAATCCTGAACGCTGGCCGGGGTCGTGATGAAGGAGGCGAGAAGTTTAAACGTGTGCGGGGTGCCGGGCGGCGTCTGCTGCCACCACTCTTGAAAGGCGAGGCCGACGCCGAAACTTTCGAGCACGCGCCGGACTGCGCCGACGGTGCCTTTGCGCTGATGAATGCCAATTGACGCGGCGATGACGCTGCGCTTCTGAACCTCGGTCCAGTCGGCGTTCCACTCGTCCACCGAAAATCCCCACGCAAGCCAGGGCAAAAGGTTTGCCGGGCATGTTTCGGCATTCCAGAGCGTGCGCTGCGGCGCTGGCAATTCCGTGGCGCGCTGCGTTGCGGCCTCCATTGCGCGCTCTTGGTCGGAGCTGTTCGGCGGGAGGAGACTCATTCAGCCACCCCCGCGTGCGTGATGTTTAGGCCTGTGCAATAAGCGGCCTGTGCGTAGTTGACGGTGATGTCGGCGGCGGGCTGTGTCAGCTCGACACGCTGCACCCCGGCGACGTGCAGCGCGGCGAAAATCCCCGAGCGCGGGATGTCGTAGCCGATGCGGTGCTGGCCGTCCGCGAATGCCTGCGCGGCGGTCTGCGCCTGCTGAATGACAACGGCGGAGTCCGGGCCTGCGTAGGTGTAGAGCGTGGCCTGTATGGTATAAGGGACGATCGTTGCGCCCTGCACGGTCACTTGATCAGTGAGCGGTCGGACATCCTCGTCGTTGAGGATGGCGGCGACCTCGGAAATGACGGTTGAGGTCACGGCCCCGCTGCCGGTGGTCCCTAGGAGGGTCACGAGCACCTGCCCGGGTGAGAGGATCGGCGGGCCGGTAACGCTCGCGTGTTTCACGGCCTCGGATTTCAAGGCGTGGTAAAGATAAGCGCCCTCGGGGCCTGCGGTGCTGAGTCCCTCTAGCGCGAGAGTGATCCTGTAACGGAGGTCGGCGTCGGCTTCCATCACAGCCTCCACGGGCGGGATCGCGGACGGGTTTCCGGCAATGAGCGTTTTTCGTGTGACGCCGAAAAGCGCGCCGAGGTGCTCCAGGTCTGCGCCGGTCGCAAATGCCAGCATGACGGCGCGGGAGGCGTCGTTGATGCGTTGGCGCAAGAGGAGTTCGCGGTAGGCCGCAACCTCAAGAATCTTCCATGCTGGATCAGACTCAACCAAAGCCGTGAAAGCGGGATCTCGCGCTTGAAGGTCCGCAACCATCGCGGCGAGGATCGCGGAGAAGTCGAGCGTCTCCACCACGTCGGGCGCGGGGATGTTTGAAAGGTCAATCGCGGTAAAGCTGCTCATATGACGATGCCGTCCACGGTGACGGGTTGGCCGGTCGGTAAATAAACGCCCTCGAGCTCCAATGTGACGCGCCCGTCGGAAACGGCGCTGGCAAAGACGCGAGCGATTGCAAGGCGCGGCTCCCATTTCTGGAGGGCGTCAATGGTCGCCACGTAAAGCTCGATGAGGGTCGAGCGATTCAGCGGGGCGTCCACCAGCTCGAAGAGGCGCGAGCCGTAATCGCGGAGCATGACACGCGAGCCAAGCGGACAAGACAGGATGTCCTGAATGCTCTGGCGGAGGTGCTCCACGCCGGAGAGAGCCTTGCCTGTTGTTTGATTCGTCCCGCGCACGGTCGAACATTAGGCGCGGCCTGTTCCGGGCGTCTTGTGCGCGTTTGCTCGCTAAGGGTTCGGGCCTGCGGTGTTTGAAACTCCCGAGGTGACGCCGCCGTGTGTGTGCGTGCTGAGGGCAATGCCGTTGCTCGTCAGCGCGCCGCCGGATTGAGAAACGGCCCCGGTGATCTGGACGCCCGAGGCGGAAACAACGAGCTGCGTCCCGCCCACGGTGAGCCGGATGGCATCGGCGGCGACTTCGAGCGTTGAGGATGCCCCCGCTTTCACCGTGGCTTTGCCCCCTGCGGGGATGCTGATTGCGTAGGCGTGCGCGGCTCGGTCGTACTCGACCACGGCCCCGTCGGCGTAGGTCGTGCGGGAGACCGTCGCGGCGTCTGCGTTGGCCGGGCGGTCCTGCTTGTAAACGCCCCCGATGACAAAACCCGCGCACAAGTCGCCAGCCGGTGAAAGAACGAGCACTTGCTCGCCCACTTCCGGCGCGTGCCACGTCTTGTCCCCGCCAGCGCGGGAGGATACCCACGGAAGCCACGCGGTTGTGTTTTTCCCGAGCTTCACCCGGACGCGAGCATTGGAATAATCCGCCTCAAGGATCGTCCCCGCCCTGGTCACGTTGGCAAGGCGGCGCTCAAGCTCTCCAATACGTGCGGCACTCATTCGGGCGGGATGATGCGGCGATAGAAGGGCTCGTTCGGGACGCCGATGTAAGGGGCGATGCCGAGGAAGATTTGCGTCGGCACAACGCTCGCGCCGTCCCAAATGGAAGCGCCTAAAAATGCCGTGTGCGACCATTCCACGCGGAAGGTCTCGTACTCCTCCGAGAACGTTTCCGGCGTGGCGCTCGCAAAACGCCCCGGGCTCAGCGGGCTGCTGAATCGGTGCCCCTGCACGAAGTTTGCGACCTGCGCGGCGAGAAGTCGAACGCCCAGTTTCCCGCCCTGTTTGTAGGTGGCAACGCATTCAGCGGAAAATCGAAGCTCGACCTCTAATTGCTCGGTGCCGGTGTCGTAGGGGTTCGCCGGGGCGATTTGCTCCAATTCAAAACGGATCGCGGGGACGGTCAGCTTTTCGCCGGGGCGGTCGTAGTAGTCCACAGAGACGCCGGGGAACGCGGCCACAAAGGCCGTTTTCATCGCGGCGTGAAGGTTGGTCAGGTTGATTTCTGGCGTCCCCATTTCAAGGCCCTTTCAAATTCCGCGAGAAGGCGCGGCCCGATCTGCTCTTTGACGGCGGCCATTGCGGCCTCGCCTTCGCCGCGGATGTCGTGCCCTGCGCTTTTTTCGATGGGCAAACGCGCCTTGCCTTTGCGCTCGAAGACGTTTCCGCCGAATTTTTCGATGATGAACGCCCCGGGGCGCTTGGCAGGGCCTGCGGTCACGCCTGAGGCGGTTTGGCGTGGATTCAGGCGGTTCAGTTTGATTGGCGAAAGGCCAAGCCACACGCGGCCCTGTTTGTCACTGACGCCGACATACATTCGGCCCTTGATGACGCCGCCTTTGACTTTCACGGCGGAGGCTACCTTGCGGCGCACCTCGTTTCCGGCCCAGCGCGAGACGCGAGCAATTGCAATTTTCATCGCGTGGCGAGTGCTCTCGTCGAGAACGCGCCCGGCGAGGAGCGCGACTTTTTCGAGGTCGTCGGCTCGGACTTCGAGAAACTCACTCATGAGCAAGGGTGACGGTTGCTAGGCCGGTGCCCTCCGGCTGAATCTGGATGATGGAGAACGTCTGCCCCGCAACCTCCACCAGAGACTCCCGAGCAACGCCCGCAAGCGCGGCCATCTGGCAAGTGATTCGCGGCTGCGTCGTGTCGAGCACGGTTTCCCCGACGGACCTGTCAAAAAAGGCGTTGTCGAAAAAGCACTGCACAAGGCGCGGTTGACCGCCCACGGTGAACGTGGCCGTCTGCGCGTCGAGCCCGGTGAAAAAAGCCGCGAGGTTTTCGGGCATGACCTACTTTTTGCGGGGCTTCGGCTCCTCGGCGGGTTGCGGCTCGGGCTCAGGGGCGGGCTTCGCAATGACCGGCACTGCCACTCCTCGCCCGACAAGCTCGCGGGCCACGGATTCGGAGACTTCGACGGATTCACCGGCTTTGACGGGTTCGCCGCCGATCAAAAGGCTTTTCAAAAGCTGAACAATTTTCATGCGGGCAGGATAGCCGAGCCCCTCCCTCGGGGTCTTGTGCGCGTTTGCTAGAGCGGCGGAATGCGAATGAATGACCCGCAGAATGAGAGGTTGCGGAATTTCTCAAAGCACCCGTCGCCCTCCCTGGAGCCTGCGGCGTTGGTGTTCCCTTCGATTGTTTCAACGATGCCGCGACCGGCAAACCCGGAGACGATGCCGATATGCGAGAGGCGCGGAAGAAAAACAACGATGTCGCCGCGCTCTGGCGTGTAGGCGGTCGATGTGTTGGAGAACACAACGCACCCGGCCTGCCTCGCCCACGGCACCCAATCGCGGACGGCTGCAAACCTGGGCGGGACGCGCAAACGGATTGCGGCGCTCTGCCGGTCGGCTTCCTGCACGCAATAGGACGCGAAAGCGGAACACCACGGCTCACGGTTTTTGCCGCCGTTCGGGTAGTTTGTCGCGGACCAAAATTTATCCACCCCGGCAAAACGGTTGGGCGTGGTTTCCCTCGTCCCGACATACTGCGCGGCAATGTCAGCAATGATCGCCCTGGGGTTGCTCATACGCTTTGAAGCTTGGCGCTGTCGTCGTGTTTCCACGCGGGACCGCCTGCGATGCGGAGCGCCCTGTAAACCGTGGCGACTTTCCACGCGGGCGCGCCCACGGCCTGCATCTGCTCAGCGAGCACGGCGTCGCACTGCTGGCGGGTCAGCGTCTTTGTGTAGAGGTCGCCCTGCACGGCGTAAAGGTAGTCGTGAACAAATGCCGGATAGAGCAGGTCGGGGTCGGAGTTGGCCAGCAACGCCCAGACCGGGCGCGGCACGCTGGCCCCGTCCGTCAAAAAACCGTCCGGGATGACAAGCCGCCCGGCGATTGCGGAAAGACAAGTTAGGTCGCGCTGAAATTCGCCCCACCAGCGGAGCGGAAGGTCGCGCCCGATAATCTCGCGGCGCGGGAGCTGGCGAATGATGGCGCTGGACTGGAAACCGATCATGAGGAGGCGCAAGCGCCGAAAAGGAAGAGCACGGCTGAACCCACCAAAAGCCCCACGAGCGTTGCGCGGCGAAACGGGCAGGACTCTGCCGGGCATTTCTCGTATGCCTTGAGGGTGCCAACGGCTAGGCCGTGGTCGCCCTTCATCTTGTTGATTTCCTTCCTCATTTCGTTCCGGTCGCGCTCGCATTGCTCCGACTTCCCCCAGAGGAGTTTGGCAACCCAAACAAGCGCGGTGGTCACGGATCCGATGGCGGCGATGAGGGCTTGCTCCAAGGTCATATCTCGACGGTGAATTCCGAGAACGGGAGCGGATACGGCTTCGGGTCCGCATCGAGGAGCTTGCGAAACTCTGCAATGAAACGCGCCTGCGACTCCTCAAATGTCAGGCGTTCAAGCTCCGCGATGGGCATGGAGATTCGGCGCACAACGCCGTTGCACGAACCTGTCACGGTGCGCATCCCGTCCGCGTCGGTTGCGAAGATGTCAGTGATGGTTAGTTGCGGCATCGCTTAGAACCCTTTCACGGTCACGTAACCGGCAGTCACTGCGCTTCCCGCCGTGCTTACGCGCGCCCGGAGGAGCTGGGCCTGCACGTTGTCCACCTTGGTTTGAACCGTGGAATTTGCGACTGCTGTGAGCGGCGTGCCGAGCGAATACCAGGTCGCGCCGTTGTCGTCGGACCCCTCAAGCTGGAGAGCCGGGGCGGTGGTCGCGGCCCCGATGTTCACAACGAGCTGCGCGTTGCGGCAGTTCTGCACATTGACGCTCTGGGTTGTGGCGTTGAGCGTGGTCAAAACAACGGCCCTGTCCACGATCTGCCGCACAGGGTCGGCCATGTCGGAGCACTGGAGCCGGTTGACTGCTCGCGTGAAACTAGGAGTCGTTCCGCCCACTGTCTGCACGTAGCGCACACGGTTCCCGGTCAGAGGGAGTTTCGGGCTGCGATAGATGCCGGTCGCGGTGATGCGCGGGAAATCATAGACCCTGAACCAGTTGGTCCCCGCGTCGTCGGATTCCTCGATGGTAACGTCTAGAGTTGGGTTTGTGCCGGTTACCGCTGTGACAGGAATGTTGACCTCGTAGGAGCAACCAAACGTGGGAGTGAAAGCCGCCGTTGTCGCGGTGGCGGTGAGAGCCAAGGAAGCAACGTCGGCGATGGTGCCGGGAATCCCGAGGTTTGCCGCCGTGACGTTTGCTAAGGACCAAGCGCCCGATTGAGCAACGCCAGGCGTGTTGTTGACTGAGACCCCCACAGAGTTGGCAATGTCGCCAGAAGGCCGCGACATCATCTCCACCCGCTCACGCTCGAAATCGAACACGCGGAGGAACGAGATCCGCAGGTCCGTGCGCTTGATGACGCCGCCTCCGCAGTTGGTCGTGGTGAGGGTTGTAGGCACCGTGCCGCTGCCGACGTATTCAAGGACAAGGTTTGTGGTTGCGATGTCTCGCACCCTCCACGCGCCGTCGATTGCGAGGCTTGCGCCGGTGGCTGAATCGCGGACTCCGACAAGCTCGACGAAATCCCCGATGAGCACGCCGGACCACGCGGCGCTTCCCACAAGCGTCAGAATCCCGGAGGTAATGGTAGCGGACTGAGCTGCCATCGTCAGCGCCCCAAGTGCCGACATCAGATTGCCGCCTTGGACCTTAGCCACGTATCCTCCGTAAGAAGTCACAGTGGAGGCTGTGCCGACGACAATTGTAAACGTCGTTGGCGTGGGCGCTGCGACCACTGCCGTCGCCGTCACAAGGTTCGGGAAGCTCGCGGCTGCTTGATCACGCATCCCGTAAACGACCACAACGTCACCCGCAACAAGGCCGTGGTCGGACGCGGTGGTGATGGTGGCCGTGGTGGTCCCGCTCTTTACTGCGGAAACAATCTGCGCGCTCGGAACGGTGAGCGCCTTGTTGTTGGCCGCTCGGATGCGGGACTTGTAGGGCTTCGAGTTGTTGGGCACCACCTGCGAGCGGTTCACAAACGCGGTCAGCGCGGCGGTGGAGTCCACCGGAGTGGAGGCCCACTGCACGCGGTCGGCCATGAGCGCGAGGCGGAAATCGTTGGTCGGCTGGAAAGCGTAGGTTCCGGTGGAGTTGAGGGCCTGAACGCTCGCGGTCGTGAGGATCGTTGCCGAGTGGTTTCCGGCCGCGGTGCCGCTGGGCAGGGAGTCGCCTGCGTCACTGCGAATGTAGGCGCTGGCGTTGGTCGCCGTGGCGTTCTCGAAAATAAGGCTCGTCCCGTCCTTCGCGTATCCCAGCGCGGGGCGGAAATATACGAAGCCTTTCGCGCCTGCGGGGTTGGCGATGGTTTGCGACGGGATGGTTCCGCCGGGGCCTGCCGTGGCGGTGAAGCTCGTAGGGGTCGGAATCGTGGCGACAACAAGCGCGGGATAGTTGGCGAGCGGGTTGGAGCACCCCGTGATGCCAATCCTTTTCCCTGGGACAAGTCCGTGCTCTGTGGCCGTTACAACGGTCAGCACGGTGGTTGCCTGTGAAATGCTGGAAATCGCAATGTCCGGCTGAACCGGGAGAGAGTCGAGCGAAACAAGCTCAAGCGCGAACTCCTGCCCGAGCGTGCGCTGCGAAAGGTGCGCGCCGATCGAGACCTCAAGCGGCATCTCGAACCGGTTAAGGTTTTCGATGACGGTTTCCGTTCCAGCAAAAAGCGGGCTCTTGGAAATGGTCAGATACGAGCACGCCAGCGCGTTGCCTTCGGCCTGCACGATGTCGCCGTTGCCGAGCACCTGCACCCAATCCGAGCCGGGTGTGTTCGGCGCGTAAACCTCGAAGCTTTCGCGGTATTTGGTGGTGATGTTCGAGGCGCTTGCGCGGAGGCTCCCGTTTGCGTCGGTTTTGAGCGTTCCGGGCGTGCCGTCCGGCCGCTCGGTAATTAAAGGGATCTGGTAATCGTTGGGCATGATGTGTGATGCGTTGCGGGCTCATGTCGCCGCCCTGGGTGTGAGCCGGGGCGGCGGTGAGGAACTCGCTTAAGCTACGTTTCCGAAGCAGAAGGACGCTGCGCGGCGAACGCCGAAGTCAACGTCTTGCATGGCCACAACTTCCACGCGCCCGGAGCGCGCACCCGAGTAGGGGTTGACGGTCAATTCAACGCCGCCCCAAATCGCCAGCATGAAGTCGGCAAAGTTTCCGAAGAAAACGTGGCCGTTTGCGACCTGGTTGGTGATCTCGGTGCGGTAACCGTTGACGGTGCCGCCGGGTTCCCAGAGGGCCATAGAATCCGTGCTTGTGCTCAGTCGGCGCGAGGTTTTCGCGTGCCCACGGAATCCTGCGTTTGCAACGTAGGCCATTGCGGCGACATCGGCGTTATCCAAGGAAATCTCGGTTTCCATCTGTACCAGCTCGGCAAAGGTCGGCTTGGCTGCGGTGGCAAAGGTCACGGTGTTCACTCCCGCAGTGCTGCGGATGCCGACAGGCGCGGCCCCGGTGCCGTCGCCATAGAACCCGGCAAGGTCGATGGTCTGCGAAAGACCTCTCGCAAGGTCTGCGCGAACGAGCGCCTCAACGGAAAGGCTGGACTGCATCATCGTGCGGCGCGTGATTTCGGAGACGGACCCGACGGTTTTGGGGCGAAGCTGCAAGAGGCCGAAGTCGATGTCTTCTTTCGGAACGTTTGCGTCTTCCCCCACCCAATAACCCTTGGTCCCGGTGGTCTGGCGCGGAATATCGAAGTTGCCGACAAGCCCTCCCATTTCGGTTCCGAGCTGCATCAGCACGGTTCTGTTTCGCAGAAGGTCGATGAAGCTCGACGCCAGGAGCGTGGTTTGCACGGTGTTGCCAGCGGTGCCGGTGTAGCCTGCGCCGGACGCAATGGAAATAGTATTGGTTCCGCGCTGGCCCATGAGCGGCTGGAGAAGAACGTCGCTCGGGATCATCGTCCCTTTGATCTCCCGATGATTCACGCGCTCGGCTGCGGCGGTGCAAGCGTCCAGCTCGAAAGCGGCGGCGTTTTGCGCGCCACGGTCGGTTGGCTCGGTGAGTGCGCGGAGGAGGCGCACGAAAGAGAAGCTCCGGGCTTCTTTTTCGCTCAGGCCGATGGGTTTCGCACCGTCAGCCACGCGGCTGTTGCGCTTGGTGATCTCATCGAGGAAAAGCTCGCGGGCTTGGTCGATCGTGCGGCCTTCTTCGATGGCGCGCAATGCGGCGTCGTTTAGGCCGTAGTGTTTGCCAGCGGCGAGGATCGACTTCACGCGGTCCTGCTCGGCTTGGCGTCCGGCGCTGCGCTCGGCTTCAATGGAGATTCTGGGCTCGACCGGAGCCACGGCGGGCGCGGGCTGCGCGGGCGTGTTTTGGGCGGTTTGTTCGCTCATAAAATTTTGGGTTTGGAGGTTGCGGCCAATGCCGACGCTGGGGTCGGCGGGGATTGTCACGAGGCTGATCTCGTAGGGTTGCCAACTGCGGACTTCGTAAACATCGGGGCCGCTTTCGCTTTCCTGCAAAAGCTTGACCTCGGTTATGCGGTAGCCGACGGAAACCTTTGTGAGGATGCCGTCTTGCACGTCTTGCCATGCCTCCTCGGCGTCTTCGGATTTTCCAAACCGGACCACGGCTCGGCCAAATCCATCGGCGTCGATTCTGGCGGATTCGACCACGCCCAGCACTGCGTCCGGGTCGTGGTTGAAAAGGAGGTTCGCCCGGTCGTTGAGGCGCGAGAGGTCGCAAGCTCCCGGGGCGTGTGAAAGTTTTTCCGCGACTCCGGGCCAGCGTTCCAACTCAACGTCGGAGCTGAAAGCGAGTTCCACCGTGCGCGCTGCGGCGTCCACGCTTGCAACGCTCAAGACGCGCCGCATGGGCTCCGCGAGGAATTTGTTGAGGACGGACATTGCGGCGAATTTATGCGCCCGCGCTCGGTCGGTCTTGTGCGCGTTTGCTCGTCACGGCTCGGGAGCGGGCGCGGGCGCGGGAGGGGCGGAGCCTGCGGGCACCAGCGGAATGATTCGGCGCTTTTGGAGCTCGCGGTTTTCGCGCTCGATCTCGTCCCACACGTCTTCTGGGTCACGGTTGGAGGTTTCGCGGATGACCTCGGAACGGCTCTTGAACCCCTGCGACACGGCGCGCTCGTTGGCGCTTTGCTCGCTTGCCGGGTCGATCCACGGCCAGCGCCTCCCGGTGAACGATACGGCCTTGTATTTTTCGAGGCGCTCGAAGCGGAGCGGCTTCCCGTTGATCGTGATGATCTGGCGAAGGAGCGCCACCTCAAGCCAGCGCTCGAACATCGGGACCACAACGCCCTTGCAAAAGGACGTTTGCAAGCCCTTCCACACTTCGCGCTCGTCCAGCGCGCCTTGCCGGATGCTGGAGAAATTGACGCTCGTTAGGTCGTTGGCGAGGTTGTGGTAGGACACGTTGAGACCGGCCCCGAGGCTGCGGACCATCGACTTGATAAAGGGCTCGATGGTCTGCTCCGGGAATTGCGGCGTCCAGTCCACGAAGTCGCGGTTGCCGATGTCCTCAAAGACGCCCGGCTCGGCGTCCATGTTCAGCGGGTCTTCCTCCTCGGAGGCGTCCGGGTTCTTGAAGAACCCCATTTTCGCGGCTCCGATTCGGGCGTTTGTGACGGCGGCGTCCTCGAAGCCCGAGAGCATTCGCATCCGCCAGAGGGCCGTGCGCCCCGGAGGGAGGCCGCGTTTCTGCCCCACCTTTTCAGGCAAAAACCAGTGTATGACATCCTTTGCGGGGACGCGGACGTATTTGATGCCGGAGTGCGACACGTAGCCCACTTGCCGCTCGTCGTAGTCTCGGAAATAGTAGGCGAGCGGGCGGTTGTCCTCGTCCATCTCGATCCCGTGACGGATCATGGTTCCGCTCGTGGTCTTCTCGTAGTGCGTCGGGTCCAGCCTCACTGGGTCGATGAACTGAAAGGCGATTCCGTGCGCGTATTGCGGGCCGTATTTTGCCACGGCCAAGACCTCGCCGTCTGTCGCCCAGGTTGAGATGGCAAGGCGCTCGGCGTCGGAGCGCGAAAGGGTGCCGCTGGCGTCGAAGTTGCTTTTCTGGCTGAACTGCTCAAACGCGGCTTCGATGGCGCTGCTTGCTAAAACGTCCATCGTGCCGCCCGGGTCGCGGATCTGCGCGGCGAGGGAGAAACCGGAAGGCCCGGCTACGTTGTCGCGCACAAGCTGCGCGAATTTTCGGAAGTGGTCGTAGTCCTCGGCGGCTTTGCGACTGCGCGCCACATAAGCCGTCCACTCCTGGTAAATCTGAGCGTCTGCCGTGGTCGGGGTGACGCCCCAAGAGCTTTCCAAGCGGCCCGTCTGCGCGGCCTGGGCAATGCTGCGGATCTGAACGGAGGGCGCGGGACGTTGCGCTTTTTTGGGCGCGCTGCGGAGGAAGTCGAAGAGGCCCATAGGTTAAACGCTGACGGCGATGCGAGGCCCGAGGCCGTTGATTCCGGCCCCCACGCGGTCCTCCCGGGCGAGTTCTCGCCGCCAGAAAGCGAGGAGGTCCTGAAGCTCCTTGATGGTGTAGCGCTCAAGCTCGCGGTTGTTGATGCGGTAGCGGCGCGCCTCAAGCGTGGCGCTGCCGGATAGCATGGCGGTGATGTTTGCCACGGCTTTTGCGGCATCGCTCCGAACGTCCGTCCCCGGGGTGATGCTCGACGCGGACGGGAGCACGCGGAGACGCTGGCGCGCCACAATGGAGGTAAGGCCCGCGAGCACTTCGCGGACTTCAAAGCGGTATTCCCCGGCGTCCCAAGCGGTTGTGTTGGCCGCGATGGAGAATGCGCCGGATGCGCCCTCGGTCGCCGCGACCGTCTGCGAGGATGGCCCGGCAAACAGGAACGTCACAACGGCCCCGGGCGCTGCGGCCTGTGTAAGTTGGAGAGTTTCGCCCGCGCTGATCGTTACCATTGAGAAATGAAAGGAATGCGCGCCCGTTTGCGGGGCGTCGTTTTCCGATCATTTGACAATGTGGGCGGCGGATCGTCTTGTGCGCGTTTGCTCGCGTCCTCCTGGGGCTGCTGCGGGGGCGCTGGCGGCTCCGGGTTTGCGCGTGCCGCCTGTGCGCGCTGCTGCACGCGGAAGGCGATTTTGTCGAATTGCGGAGCGCGAAGGACCAAGGCGGCGAAGGCGTAGACGCGGCAGTCGAGCGCTTCGTTTCGCTGCCCGGAGGCCTTGATCCACTCGCGCCTCGGGAAGCCTTTGACAAACTTGGTCAGCATCTTCTCGGCTGTGAGCTGTTTGAAATAGTCCGTGGCTCTGCCCATCGGGAAGTGGCAGTAGCCCGGGCCGGGCGCGGTCAGTTTCAGGCGCTTCATGATGACGCTCTTGGCTTGGTCAACTCCCACGATGTAAACGTCCACGGGGCGCTTTGTCTTGGCCCCTGCGCGGCGTCGGGACGGGTTGCCCACGATGGGAACGCCCGGCCCGCCCTTCCCCTTTACTGCAAACACGCGGGCTCCGCGGTGCCGTTTTGCGTATTGGTAAACGGCCTGCGTGTTGTGTCCGCCGGAGTCGATGCACGCGGCTTCGATGACCAGTTGCCCGCCGCTTTCGTGTCGCCACGGCTTTCTCAAGTAGTCGGTGAGGTCGTTCCACGGGCTCCCGGCTGCGCCCTCTGGAATGTCGGGATCTCCGAAAATGACGCGATAGTCGATGGACCAACTCTCTTCCCCGCCTGCCCACGCCACCACCTCCACCTCCAAACGGTCCGGCTGAGTGTCAACGCCAGCGGTGAGCACAAGGCCGCGCTGCGGAATGTCGGCGGCGGCGGGGAAAACCTCGCAGCGTGAAATCAGGTCGTGCTCCTGCACTGCGTCCCCGGCTTCCTCCCAAGTCTCCCCGAGGCAGGTGTTCACCCAAACTTGAAGCGTGGAGGGGTCGTCTTTGCTGGCGAGGAAGTCGCGGACGATCTCCGCCAGGGTGCGCCACGGGGAATATGCCTCCCAAATGTGGAAGCCCGCGACCCCGGAAAAAGGGGCGGTCGCTTTCCACACGCCACGGGGAACGGCGGCGTTTTTCTGCGCGTTGCTGAATGTGAGGTTGCACTCGGGGCACTTCATCGCGGCGTCGTCCGGCTTGCCCTCCGGCCAAACGACATTCCCCCACTTCAAAACGTGTTCGGATCCGCAATGCGGGCACGGGATGAAGAAAAAGCGGCGGTCGGATCGGCTCCACTCGTTCTCGATCCTGGAGAAGCCTTTGACCGTCGGGGTTGAAACGGCCATGACGCGCCGGTTCCAAAAATTGTTCGTGCGCTTCATCGCAAGGCGCATCGGGTCGCCCTCGGTTCCGGCGCTGGCCGGGTAGCGGTCCACCTCGTCCATCAGGAGAACGCGAATGGGGCGCGATGCCAGGGAGGCCGGGGCGTTTGCGCCCGCAAGCGTGACGTGCCCGCCCGGGAATCGCTTGTGGAGCGTGGTGTTGCCCGCATCCCGTGCGCGTGGGTCTCGGACGCGGCCCCGGAGCGTGGGCGAATCGCGCAACATCGGGGCGATGCGGTCTTTGCTGAACGTCTCCGCCATTTCAAGATTCGGCTGGAGAACGAGAATGGGCGAGGCGTCGAAGTCTACGAAATAGCCGATCGCGTTGAGGAGCATCTCGGATTTCCCCACCTGGGCCGAACTCATTACCACGGTCATTTCAAGCGCGGGATCGCAAATGGCGTCCATGATTCCGCGCTGGTACTCCGCCCGGCTCGTCCGCCACTGCCCTTGCTCGGCGGATGCCTCGCCGGAAAGGCGGCGTCGATGGTCCGCCCACTGCGAGACGGTCCACTTGGGAGGAGGGGCGAGCGTCTTCGCCACGCAAGCCGCCAGCTCCCAGACGGCCAGCGTTTGCTCTGTCATGGCGCGTCTTCGTCGAGGTCGTCCGGGCTGGATGTCGGAACCTCGCGTCGAAGCTGCCGGGCGTGAATCTCGGCGGCGGGATAGTTCGCCAGCTCAGAAAGCGCCTCGTGCATGGCGTCGGTGAGGATGGCCTTGCACTTGTTCGGGTCGTCGGAGTTGGCGACAAGCGGCGCGGTCTGCGTCGGCAGCGCAAGCAATCGGGAGCGGGAAGTTGCAAGCATCTGATTCATGACCTCCGCGACGGTCTCCGCGTCGTGCGATTTCCCCTTGATCAGCTTGGCCTCCTCCTCCGCCTTGTCGGCCCGTGCCGCGTAGAGGCGCGCCCGGTGCGCCTCGTAACTTCCGCCCTCGGCTGCATCGCCCCCGGAGCGCCCTGCGGCGCGGTCCTGCAAATAGCGAACGTAACCACGCACGGAGCCCCAGAGGTCATAACGCCCCCGCTCGCCTTTGATGACCACGCCCAATTTCGCAAGCTGCTGAACCCTCATGTCCGTAAGGTTGAAGAGGCGCGCCAGCGTGGCGACCGGGACCGTGGGTGAAGCTGTGTCGTTGGGCATGTTAAGTTATGCTTTTGCGCCCTTCACCCGCGGGTCACTATGTAAGTCAGCCCGCTTCCCGGTGGCGGCAGAAGGTCAAGGTCCGGCCTGAATAAGCGGGGCTGCCCGGAAATTGCTGGCTCCCAAGTGGCGAGCGTGTGCTCCTGCGGGATGCGGACGATTTTTCCTTTTGAAATGTCCTCGAGCACCTTGCGGAACAGCCTGAGCCCGAGCGGCGCTAGTTCGCGGGTCCAAAGCTCCCGGGCGTCGTCCCCGGGCCGTATAAAGGCGTGCTCCTGGGCCGCAACGGGGCCTCCGTCCACGGTGTCGTTCAGCCAGTAGACCGTGCCGCCCGTAATCCGCTCGCCAAGCCTCACGGCCCACCGAACCGCATCGCGGCCACGGTGAACCGGCAGAAGGCTCGGGTGATACCCTATAGCACCAAGCGCGGCCCTCATCCTTGTTTTCCTCCCTACGAAATCGTGAGAATGCGCCGTAACAATTAGGTCAACACCTTCCGGCATGACCTCGTGCGTCAGCGTCCCCGCTTGGATTATCGGCAGGCGCGCTTGTGCCGCCGCAAAGTGCAACCTGTCTTCCTCGGCGGTTCCCTGGCCGGTTGTCGGGGCGCACACTGCGGCCACGTTGTGCCCGAGTTCGCCCAGCAACTGAAGAACGCTGCGGCCAAAACGTTTTTGCCCGGAAAGAAGGACGTTCAGTTTTTTCATGGTAGGGCCGGGCCGATGTACTTAAACCCCTGAATCGCTCGGAAGTGTCCCCCGTAACCTGTTCCCACCGCGTTGCCACTTTTGCTGATAGACTTGGCGCTGGCCTTTTTATTCACTCCAAACAGCGCCGCGCTCACTTGTTTCCAGTCCCGAGACCGTTTTAGGAACTGGCAAAGCTGCGGGTGTGACGTGTGAAAATAGGTCGGAAACTTCTTCCCGCACCTGCCTTTCCCCGCCCTGTGGTAAGCGCAGACCCAGTTCAAAAATCTCGTCCCTACCCCGGCGCCCTGCCATTCCGGCATAACGACGAGCCTCGTGCCGCGGTACGCCTTTGTGTTGAAACGTGGGCAGACAGCAAGGTGCGCCACAAGCTCCCCCCCGACAGTTCCTATGTAGTACTCAGCCGCGATAGGCATTGGAAGATCTAGATAGTAATGCGGCTTAAAGTGCTTCCAGTAACTGGCGTCGACCTTCCAGATTTCCAAGTCGATGGCCGGTCGCCGCCACAGACTTTCGCTTTTTTTTTTAGCCCGCCCCCGCCCGTGTCAAAAACCCAGTCGGGTTCGATCCAGTCCAGTATATCGTAGTGGCACGAAAGGAGGACCGTTTTCTTGCCGTTGAGACGACGCCAAGATTTCGAAAAGGCCAAAGCGCCGATTTTTGCAATCTGCCTGTCTATCACGGACGTGAACTCGTCAACAACGAGCATTTCCGGCGCGCCGCATAAAGCGCGGGCCAAACCTGCGCGAAACTGTTGCCCGTTGCTCAAAGCGTGAAAAGGGCGGAGCCACGCGGGGACGTCTCCTAGCCCGACCGCCGCAAGAGCGCCCGTCACGGCGTTAAAATCCCCCCCAGGGGCGATGGCATCAATAATAGGGGCGTCGGACGGCCACCCCTCGTAAAGGTCGGTGATGCCGCTGCCAAGGCTGCGGCCAATGCTGCTCTTGCCGGTCCCGCTAGGGCCGACGACAACCCCGATTTGCCAGTCTTCGTGCGGCCCTGGAATTTCTGCGTCGAGCGAAAACGTGTCGCCGCGCTCCGGGTTGAACAACGATTTCACGCGCTCCGCCCGGTAGGTCGTGAAATTTTCGCACGCGTTTCTGATTTTGATTTTCATACGCAGACAACTTTGCAAGTCAGCCCCTCGGCGGTGAGCCTTTCAAAAATTTCTTTTTGCTGTTCCTCGCCACGGCAAATAACCGTGACGGCATACTGCTCCGCAAATTGCCCGGAATCCTCCTGGTTTTCACCCGCAGAATCAGCATTCAAAAGCGCCGCAATCTCCTCCCCCGAGAACCCGACAAGGCCGAGGTCGAAGCCGTCTTCCTCAAGGCCTTTGAGTTCCACCCGCAAAAGCTCCTCGTCCCACCCTGCGTTCAGGGCCAGCTTGTTGTCTGCGATGACGTAGGCCCGTTTTTGCGTCTCGCTCAGGTGCCCTAGGCGAATGCACGGCACTTCTTCGAGGTCGAGCTTGCGCGCCGCGAGAATCCGCCCGTGCCCGGCGATGATGTCGTTCTCCTCCCCTATCAAAACCGGGTTTGTGAATCCGAATTCCCGGATTGAGGCGGCAATCTGCGCCACCTGGGCGTCGGAATGGGTGCGGCTGTTGCGTGCGTAGGGTATCAGGCGCGCCGTGGGAACGTGTTCAATCTGCGGCTTCATCGAAAACAAAATGTGGTTTTCTGGTCTGGCTCTAGAGCTCCCCAGCGAGTTTTTGCGCCCCAATGATACGGCGACCACCG